CTTGCAAAATGCTCATCCAATGTGCCCTTTGCATAATGCTTGAAAATTACTGCACGCTTGCCTTCATCTTGCACGTTCTCCATGCCTATCTCACAAAGCCTTGCTTTCATAAGTTCGCACGCGCCGCCACTTCGCGCCATCTCGAAAAGCAGGCATGCTAAATTGAACAACTCATGATTAAGAGAGCGTTTTTGCTCCGCTACCGGGACGCGATCAATCAGCGTATTCAGGCAATTCGCCGTCAGCTTTCTGCCCGGATGATAATGTATTGCTTTCATATCGATTTCTATTTTTCTGTAAACTTATCCAAGGCAGCGGCCAAGTCTTCACCCCATACCTTCTTTGCTTTCTCTTCCCAAATCACGTAACGATCGGTCTCGCCGTGAAAACGCCCTTTACTGATCGCCACATAACCTTTGACCAAGATCTTCATGGTTGCGTCGTACATCACAGATTCAGCCGCTGCGCCGCGAGGTTGATCACCGATCGCGTGCGAGATGAAGATGAGCAGCTTGTCTTTGTGTGCCTCCTTGAAGCGCTGATATTCTGCGTATCTCATCCGCGTGTACTGAAAGCTGTCGATAACAACGATGTCGGGGCTTTTAGGCCGACGCAGCCGCTCGCTTAAATCAGCCATGTTTTCGCGATTGAGCAGGATAACGCGGCGCGACACCTCTTTCATACCGACCCGAACAAAAGATGCTTTCATCGTCAGGCTGTCTCCTTCTTCCAGGCTGTCATAAGCCACACGGCCGTATTTTGCCAATTCCTTGCAGAGTTCGAGTACGAAAGTGGTTTTTCCGCTGCCGCTCTTGCCCCAAATAAACCACACCCCTGTCCGGTCGATTTCTCCGAAAGCTTCGTGAAATTTTCCGGAAAGGCGGTAAGTGGGCTTTTCCAGCGCATAGACATCGTTTACCGATAGCGCGCGCTGCAGGCGGCGTGTTCCGTCGTTGTTCATCTTCCGTTTAATCATCATTCGAACACTATTTTATCACTTCCCGCATGCGCCGCGTCTTATGTACGGCTTTCTTCACTCGGCGCAGGTCGAAACCGCACTCCTCTGTTTCTCTGATGATGGCGGACAATTCCTTGTTCGTTTTTATTCCGTTCGCATCGCAGACCAAAGCCACGTCCTGCGGACTCGTCTGCTCGAGCTCGAAAAACTTGCGACCGATACGGCTGTCTATCTCATTGTAGCCTTTCTTATCGTAGCGCAAACCCATCTTCATCCTGCGCTTAATGTAAGAGGTGGAGAAGAAGACGATGCCGCAGCGATCCTCCAGCCGATTGTACAAGTCGATGAAGTAATGAAATACGCGCTCGCTCAGTTTGTCTGCTTCGTCGAATAGTAAGACCGGTTGATCAAGCTGCACGAGTGCATCTATGATGGCATCTAAGCTGTCGCGCAGCGTAAATCCGTCGGTCCTGATACCTACGCGCCTGGCGATGTCGCGAATAAAGTCGCCGCGCTTCATGTCTTCAGAGCAAAGAATGTAGAAGGCTTCGGCGTGCTGCGTGGCATATTGTCGGGCAGCCGTTGTCTTGCCGCAGCCTGCTTCGCCAACGACCCATGTCACGTTGTGCCAGCGCTGCGCATCGTCCATCGCGTAGTGCAGTTCTTGATTCGATGCCGTGGCCACGATCTGCCAGTCTTCGGCTGTCTGTGTGCTTGTTTGCGACTGTATGTTGCGCCACATCTCATCGCTGATATTCTCCCATTTGCCCGATAAAATCGCGCTGATCGTGGCCGAACTCGTACCGCGAAGGCTCTGAGCAGCCTTGTTTTGTGATGGATACTTCGCCACATAGTTGCGCAGCGATGCTCTGATGGCTTCTTTTTGTTGATTTTCCATTGTCTTAAATTTTTCCTGCTGTTTTACGTAGATCTATTTTAGGCACTTTGATTTGATTGACCGGCAATTCCACTTCCCCGTCGTCGTTGTTCAGCCAATCTTCTTGAGAGAAGTTTTTTGTATAGACGCCCTTCTCGAAGTCGATGGCCGGCTTGCGATATTTTGCCACACGCCAATCCAGCTGACGCTCGATCTGCTCCTGTGCGTGTTTGCCCGCACCTTTCAGGCACGGAGAATTCAGCCCGTGTTGTTCAGGCGCAGTGCCGTTTTCATATTCGATGGCACGCGCAGCCACCTGACGAATGATGCGATCCTGCATGTTCGCCTCCTGCTCTTTGCGTAAGAACGCGTGGTCCTTCGCCGTCTGATCCTGATGCGCGCGCTGCACGAGGAAGTACTCTTCTGCCGTGCACTCGAAACGTTTGCTGCCGTCTGCCTCTTGCCGATAAAGCCGCACGCTGCTCATATCGTAAGGGTCGTAGGCCACGATAAAGCGGCGATAAGTGTTGCGCCTGCGCCACTCGTGATCAATGTCTCCGTTCTTATCAAAAACCTCATAAGTGTAGGGGCGCCCCTTGACGGTAATCGTGATGCCTTGGTCGGTGAAAGTGACCGGCTGCTTGGTGCGACACCAAAACATCTCTACCATATCGTAGATAGTCACCTCCTGCGTCTCTTCATTCACGCTCTCGTTATACATATCGATGCGGCGTTTGCCGGTTGCCGGATGCGGCGCCTCGTTCCAGCGTCGGCGGGCATCCGCATAAGCGTCCTTCAATTCTGCAAGCGTATAAAGCTTGTCTTTGTTCGCCTGCAAAAACTCAACATTCGGACGGCTGCTCTTCTTCACCGCGCCCATATTCTGACCGGTAAAGCCCCAGTCTTTACGAAGCTCTTGATCCTGAAATCTATAGAAAACATTCTCTATCGTCTTCGATTCACCGTTGTACGGCATCGTGGGCCGATGTATCGTCGCAATCTTTTTCAAGAATCCGCTGCTGGCGTTCTTCTTATGCCCGCCCTGGTTGTCTGTCACCAGTTCAAAAGGTTTATGCTTCGCCGTTTGAATGGCCATCCTGAGCGCGTGGTATTGTGCAATGTAGTCCTCCGTGTCGCTGATGTGATAGCCGAGCATCACTTCCGTTGCAGCGTCGATCACTTCATAGACGCAGGTCGTACGCACTTTACCGTCTTCGTCCTTGTAGTAGAGATTCAGCTTGGTGCCGTCACCGTACCATAGCGAGTCGCGGCGCGTCGGTAAAGCAGTTCTGTGCTTACGGTTGAAGCGCTGGCGCGATTCCTGTTCGCCGTGTACGGCGTCATACCATAGCGGCTGCACTTCCGGAGAGTTGAGCCACTTCTTCAGACCGCTAAGGCTGCGGATGGGCTTCCAGCCGCGTTCTGCGGCGATTTCGTTCGCTTTCTCGAAAAGCTGCCGGTCGGTATAGACAGGGACGCGGCTGCGCTTAAGTGCGATAAGAAGGCGGCCAAACTCTTTCGTAATCTTCAGCGTATTGAAGTTGCCTATCTTGCCGGAGATGAGCGAAGCATACTTCTTTTCCTTGAAGGCCTTGACCTTCTCTTTCAAGCGGGCCGTGTTGGCCGGCAGGGTATGACCGTAGCTTTCACGAAGCTTCTCGCTACTTTGAGCCACGACGTCCCATACCCCGCCCATCGTGATGCCTAACGCTGCGCGCAGGCCTCTGCATTCGTTCATTCTGCTGATCAGACGGCGCAATACGCTCGCATTGGCCGTGTACTCTTCGATCAACTTTGCCGTAAGGTGCCTGCGCTCGCCGCCGACTTCGTATGTGTACTCTTCGTAGAACTCACGCGCGGCGCTGTCCAAGCGAACTGTTTCCACAATCATTTGCTCTTTTACGACTTTTGCCGGATCACCGTATTTCTCGATGAACGGCCGTTTGTATTTCTCGGGAATGGAAGTCCAGGCGTATAGCGCCTCGCAACCTTCACCGCCACCACGACGAACACACTCGATGTTCTTGCGAGCAACTGAAGACCATAACGTATTTTTTTTGATGATGCCATCAGTCAGTTCGGAGAAGCTTACGCACAATATTTTGTTGTGGTATTCCATAGTTTAAGAAGATCTATTTATAAGCGGCGACCTCGGTTTGAACTGCTTCAAGTTCCTCGAATGTCTTGATGACCACTGTTTTGATGAGAGCGCGATCTTTATCAAGGATGGTTGTCTTCCCGGTATGCTTATCCAAGATAAGTCCACACCCATTCTTAAACCTCTGCACCATGCCTCCGTTGCTGTCGTGAATGGTCTCCTCGATCGGTAGATCCATGCGCAGCTCACCACCAAAATGCTTAAGAGCTGTATAGCGAATCTTGCGTATCAAGTCGCTTTCTTTTTCAAAGTTCAGAGCATAAGTTACAAGTGCATTGGAAATACCCATGCCTTCTCTGAGCTTCTTTCGCTCTTCCCTGCCTAAATAAATGTACTGTCCCATTTCCTTGTTTTATTTTTTTTGTGATTGAACTTTCTGTTCTCAAGTGCCTTTTTTCGTAAATTTGGCACGTTTGAATCATTAACACGCTGCAAAAGTAGACAAGAAATCTCGATTATGCAAGAAAATAGACAAGAAAAATCGCCCATCAAGCAAAAGATATTGCTATTCCTCGAATATTCAGGCGTTTCTCTTTATGAATTCTACAAGAAATCTGGAGTAACAAGAGGCATTTTAACTCAACCCACAGGCATTAGCGAAGAGAATATAGCAAGATTTCTCGCCTACGCCCCCGAGGTAAATCCATCATGGCTCCTCACGGGTAAAGGTGAGATGTTGAAATCAAACGATATAAAAAGAGACGAATCAACTGAGGGTGCAGTATCCTTTGTACCAACAGTTGGAAAACCTTATTATGATGTAGATTTTCTTGGAGGATTTGATGATGTCTTCAATGATCAGACCGCGATCCCAATGCACAATATTATTATACAAGGGTTTGAGAGAGTGCAACTCTGGTGTAATGTCTCCGGGCATTCAATGGAGCCGCAAATCAACCACGGAGACATAATAGGCTTGCGAGAATGTACGGTTAACGATATTCAATATGGAGAAGTGTACGCAGTAGTATTGGATTCACTCCGTACAATTAAGAAGATTCGTAAAGCATCTGATCCGGCGATGCTACGATATATACCTATCAATACAGAAGACTTTGACGAACAAGAGTTTGCAATAAACCGCATCATCAAAGTATATGAAGTGATAGGAAGTATCAGTAAATTCTTTTAATACAATAATAATATGATAGAGTACAAGTACGACTTCAACAACCTTTATATAAAAGAGGGCAAGGCCGCATTATATGATCAAAATCAAGAAATATATCACGCCCTTAAGAGCATTGCACAGAAATACAAATGTAAGATTACGCTTACCTATTTTATTTCTAAACATTCTCGTGTACCGAGTTCTCTTTATCTTGACTTTGAGGTGAAAACCAATCTAAAGAAAATCCACCCCATGTTAAAACAGATTCTTCAAGACCGTTATCTGATACCTGTTTCTCTAAGTAAGGGATTGTTGGATAAAGAGAGGATAGCTCAGGATCTCTACGATAAGAGAAGGTAATCGTAACACCCAAGAACCTCATTAGTCTTCCCCAAACTAACGGTGAGATTTCCTTCAAATCATCCCTTAGTTTTGTCGTTACTAAATCCATGCCGTCAATTGGAAGTACATTTCCTTTATCGTCCACGACACGAACAATCAATTGAAGCTGCATACACACAGAGACTTTTTTTGTTATTACGCATACAAAGATAGAGATATATTGCTATATATAAGATACTTACGCTTAATTTCTTTCCCAAAAATCCTGCAAATAATGTGGAATAAGCCCCCCCTAATCCTACTTTTCAGCCCTATTTTTACACGTTTTGAGGCCTTTTGCCCCCTCAAATCCACCATCTAATGTGTTAAAAATGCACGGCCAAATGCACGCCCTCTCGTGACATTTCGTTGTTCCACGCACGGCCAAACGCACGGCCAAATGCACGCCCTCTCTTATTTTTAACACTTTCGCATCCCACAGAAACGGACAAAAACAGGGTAGGTCACGCAAAAACAGCCGGCAAACTGTTCGAAAAC